CGCGCTTGATAGGCAGAATATCGCCGTAGCTGTACGCCTCTTCGTCCTTCCCAGGTAATTGAGACAGCAATCCCTTTAGCTCTGCGCCTGCTGATACTGCAGCTGCTGTAGCTAATGGGTTGGCATTGACGTTTACACCACGCGCTTCAAGGCCACGCAAAATGTCTTCAGTAATACGACCTGCGTAAGGCTTCATTGTTAATGCGCGAATCTCTCTCGCTGTAGGTCTCTGCGGGTCTTTCACTGCTTTCTGCTTCTCGCCATACCGAGCGTCTGGTAGAAGCTCAAATATGCTCACCTCTTGATCGGTGCGGCCTAGCCCTTGACCGGGCACCCCGGCAGGATATGAGGGATGACCGCTCTCCGTAATAATGTCTCTGTCGGTAAATATCTCACCAATGTTTTGTATGCGAGCGTCTAAGGCATTTGCTTGGCCTGGCTCGGTGACTGCAAGCCTTGCCTGACCAATGCTCAACCCACCCTTATTGCGGAAGTTGACGTCGATCATGTTCATAAGTTCTTTGCGCAGTGAGTCTGGCGCGTTACGGAATGCATCTACCGACCGAGGATCATCGACGCCTTTCCAGTCCTTGATCTTTAGGCCGGCGCCCACGCGCTTACCCTTAACCATTGCGCCTTTACTAACAAAGCCTTTGACAGCCTTATCTAGTTCTTTCTTCTGCGCCTTACTCATATTGCTAGACGCATAACTAAGCATTGTCTCGCCGGTCATAGTGGCAAAATCACCGCCTGTAGGAGCCATGCGGAAAGGCATATAGATGGGGTTCTCTCCCGCCTCTGCAGCTTTATTCATAATCTGCGTAACAACGCCAGGAGCAGATGCCCATGTCATACCGGGGTTCTCGAACATAAAGCCTTGACCGCCTTGCAGGTTAATGGGCCTATCAAGCGCCACATCATTGATGCCTGTTAGCAATCCGCCTGCCTGCGTGCGATCTGACATTGTCGTCACAAATGGACGGCCTTCTAAGTCAGCTAGCGGTATACGAGGTGCGTCCTGCGTGCCACGCTCCTCTATCGTATATGTGGTGTCTCGTAGCTTCTCTTGCTCTAAAGCACGCTTATCAAAGCGAGGGTCGAACTCACGGCCAAACGTTTTAATAACGCCAGCCTCTGCCTCCTCTGGCGCCATAGCTGCTGCAGCCAATAGCCCAGCACCGGCAACTGGGATAGCCCGGTCACCAAGGATATTAGAACCTGTGTACTCGGGATCGAATGCGGCGCCTAATAATGATCGGATATCACGTGGGTCGAACACCGCTTTATCTCGCGCTCCTGCAGCCTCGTTAATTGCAGTTATACCCAGCTCTCTCAGCTCTGCATTTGTGTCAGGCATTTGAGAGATAGCGGTATCAGGATATTGAGCAAAATAATCACGCATACCGATTGTTTCGCCGCGCGTTAAAACCGGCATCACTTGCGCGCCTTCCTCTGGGTTATACAAGTTACGGCTTGCGTAACCAGAAGCCACCTCGGGATTTGCGCTCATGTAAACGCCGGGGCCAACATTACCAAATTCGCTAGGTGCAAAGTCTGTAAAATCTGCTTTAGTACCGTGATACTGCACGTCGGCGGGATCAAAGCCCATAGCCTCGGCACGCTGCATACGGGAAGCGGTGTCCATTGGTAGGTCGCCAGAAGCAATACGCTCGGCAACCTGCTCGGGATACCCGGTAGCGATTAACTCATCAAGAATACCGCGTAAGCGTGTACCAATTGCCATGAAGCCTCCAGTGTGAAGGGCCAATTATATCAGACAATGCCCTTGAGGTTACGTCGTATAGGCGCGCCCCAGTCGGAGAACTCTTTCCTGCCAATCGCTAGGTATCTAAATGCGTCTGCGCAGTGTGATGTCCAGTCGTGCAATGGTCGCTCATTCCATACCTGCATGGTCTCGTTATACTGCCGGCGATACTGTCTCAAACAGTCGATGCCCTTCTCGCACTTGTCCTTGTCAAAGTAACAGAGATCTAGCAGAGACCTTACAGCCTGGATGCCATCGTCTACGTTCAGTTGTGGAGCTATCGATACCGGCGTTACGCGTAAGTTATCCAATACCTCTAAGCGTGACCGGCCGCTGCCGAGCTCTCGTACCCGGACGTCGTGAGGTAGGATGTGTTGCTCGTAGATGTAGCCTTTCTCTTGCAGTATGCGTGCGTAGTGATCGAGGCCAACACCGGCATTCTCGTAGTAATCTATCAGCCTAACCTCTGGACCGACAAACTGAGCAAACCAGATCGCCGTGCTATCACCAACACCTAAGTCCCAGGCCGTCACCACGCCCACTGAGCGCTCGTATGGGACACGATCAATGCGACCCTCGTGCAATGCATTAGCCATTTCATTGGTGTAGTAAGCGCCTTCTGAGAAGATTCTGAAGTCACCTTCCCATATATGATCGTAGACATCCGGGCGCTTCTTAAAATCGTCCTGTCGCTCCTGTTCGAGTACGTCAGGGAACCACGGGTTGTCCCGCCAGTTCATATCCACAATCTTGCACTGCTCTGGCATGTTGACCCGGAACCGGTGATGCGTAGCAGAATGCTTGTTCTCAGGGTTCCACGTGACCCATATCTCAGAGTCGTCCTCTCGCACAGTAGGTATAAGCTTCTGCCACGCCGTCTCAGTAACAGTCTCGGCCTCGTCTACCCAGCATAGTAGGATGCGCGCCTTTGACTTGATGCTATCCAGGTTGCGTCTAAGGCCGGCGAACACGTACGTAATGCGACCATCTCGGGAACGTATGTAACGCTCACCGATCTCGTAGTAGTCCATCAGGCAGGGAACAGAGCGGATAGCAGACTTGACCTCTTCCATAGAGGACTCGTCCAGAGAGTTAAGGTGCTCACGTGCGCAGAGTATCTGTCCCTGCTTACCGGCTACACCCCAGCGCATACCCCATACAGCAGTCATCAGAGCAAAGGATCGTGTCTTAGCAGAACCTCGGCCACCGTATGAGCAGCGGTATCTAGCCTCCCCAGTGAATAGGTCAGCTAGTTTAGGAGGTAGTTCAATCGAGACCTTTTGCGACAAGTTCAATTACCGTAGGTGGAGTCATGGAACCATCGCTAGAAGATAGATCAGCGTCTACTTGCTTCAGGTCAGGCAGCGTCTTAGCGAGCATCTTAAGCCGTAGTTCAGCCTGTGTCTTCTTCTGCTGTACCTTAGCTTGGAAGTGATCGTCTGTTTGCGGGTCAAGCTCTCCGATTTCGTCAATCAAATCAAAGATATATTCTGCCTTACCCCTAACGCTTAATGCGCGTCTGTTCTCTTCGTCCTTAACAGCGCGTATCTTATGCCGTCTTGTAGTTGCCACCGGTTAGTCCTCATCTGGGTGCGGTATAGATTCAGCCCAGTACAGCCCCATGCTGCGTCCTGCGCGTACTTCGCCGTCCATAATGTCATTAACGGTAAGAGGCCACGACTCGACGGTGCTATCATCGAATGCGACCAAAACGGTTTTCTCTTCTTGCGGCATGTTACCAGCTTCGATGACGTGCCACTCAATATTAACCACTTGCAGCATAGCCCCCGCCTCACTGCCAATGACAGTGCTATTTTACTCTAATCGTCTGTTTTCTCAACATATTGTGGATTAGGTGTGTACATAGACTCACCATATAGTTCGAACTGGCGTAGGTACTTGCGCATAGTGTCGTAGTGAACACCGAAGGCTTCGGATAAAGACCACACGTCAACACCCTTGTCATAGAGCGAGCGTGCTTCTTGCATTTCTTGTTTTGATATTTTCATTTGATCCCCTTGAGTAAAGCAGCAATTGTATCCACCGGGATGCTGCCAACCGGCTTGGCGATAGCGCTGTAAGGCCAACAGAGGAAAACCCCAGCGCCATACGGATTCTTTAATGGGCTTGTGGCGGCTCTTCATCAAAGCTTTCTAAAAGCTCTCGTAAGTAGTCCATGTCAGCGCCTGCCTGTTTCAGACACTCTACGGAGCCGGTAAATACAAATAACCACGCGAACTTTTCGTCTGAGCCTGGCTCTCGCTCTAGAAACATCTCTACACTCGCGATAAGGTCATCCCTAAAGTCGTTAATCGCCTTAACAAAGTGCGCGTTTCGCGTCTCTGGTGTTTCAAAGTTACCGTCTACTACTTCTCCCATGATCTTGCCTCCCTTGGCAATTGATCAGCCCACGCTTTTAGCTTTTCATTCTTGCGCAATTTCTTGATGGCAGCCTGTTCTAACTGCCGCACTCTTACTCTACTAATACCCAGCTCGTCCGCAACCTCTTGCTGCGTCATCTCAGTTGATGCTTTATTGTTCATCGCATTTGATCTGCAGGTTGTACGGTGGATGTCCGAACTCGCCGCGACTCTCTGCGTAACGATTAACGCTATCACAGTAGTGACGTTGCGACTGCAGCGCGTCCTCAAAGTCGCCAGTGCCTACCAAGCCGTAAGCGATGATGAATACAACAAGCGCCAAGAATAGGTGCTTTCTATCTGTTAGTTCCATGTGATTACCCTCTTTACTTTTTTTATGCGTGCCGGCAAGTCCTCGATATCGAACTCGTTCAGCGTTGGAAACTCTAGCTCTATGATGGACGCGATCTCGTGATCGTAATAACGCGCGCGCAATAGAGATAAGATGCGAAGCTCGATGTCTGCGTTCATGTCTGTTATTGGTCTCCCTCATACGGATCATGGACGCCAGGATACTTAATCAACCAAGAGCCTTGCACATTCTCGATATACTTAGTGCTGACATCGCTATGTTTACACCAGCGTAAAGCACTCTCTAAGCTGTTAAATACGATTGTCGTCATGCCATCCCCAAGCAGAAAAGGCCGCTTATGCGGCCAGCTCGATTGCGCGTTCGATAACGTCTGCATCTAAGAATGCGCCATGAGTAAACTTGTAGCGACCGATGTTCATATCCAGTTTTACAATTTTCTCATTGATGTAGTAGGCGGCAACTTCTTCGGCGTAGTTGTTAGCGCCAGCAATACGCAGAGCTTCAATCAAGTTAGCTTCAGCGTTTTCGATGCGGATGTTGATGTCGTTGTACATTGTGTCTCTCCCGTTAGACAAGCCGGGACATCCCCGACACAGTTAAGATAACAACATGTGTTATTACGTGCAAGCGTTTTAGGAAAGTTTTTTACTTTTTTTGGGGGCAGTAAGCTGGGGTGTGTCACCCTGCGGGATTCCGGTCTAGCTACCGGACGGGATAGTACTTTGCCATTTCGAGTGCTCGCGCGTTCTCCAGCTTGTTAATAGCACAGAGATCGAGATACTCGGACTCGGTGAGTCCTTTCAGTCGCCCAACGAGAACACAAACCTCTTCTAAGCTCTCGATGTGCTTATAGCCGTTGCGAGTACAGAACATGGCACGCTTAACCTTCGTACACATAGTCACCTCCATATAGGCATGACTATTATACTACATATCATGTTATGGCTACACGCCAGCCAACCGCTGCTCTTGTTCTTTTATTCTTCTCTTGTACTCAGCAATTAGTTCCAGCAACTCAGTGTCAGTAAATTTGCGAACCTGATGCTTTGAGGCAACCAGCTCTTTCATGGCATCCAAACCATAAGTGTCGATCATAAAAACAGAGTAGCTATCAATGTTTCCGTTCTTATGGTTGTTGCAGCCTTTGCATTGAGGGTGAATATTCTCTTCTACAAGAAGCGTAGCGTTGTGTCTGCGGCTAACAAAATGCCCGCCGTCCATGTTTTTATAAAGCTCTATCTTCCCGCAAGTTACACACTGGCACATACCGAAGTCGTCTGCGTACTTCATGCGAACAAGCTTCTGTAATAGCGTGGCAGCTTCCTGTTTAAGCTTGGCTACTGTCTTCGGCTTCCTGGTGGGCACTAGTGAACTTCCTCTCTCGATGTATCGCCTTTTCGAATATACCGCACTCTACACATAACCAGCCGCGAAGGTAATGCGGTCGCCTTTTACTAAAGTGTGGCGGCATGATGTCGTTGCACTTAATGCACCGTTGTTGCGGAATCCTCGCTGTCGTTAAGTTCTTCAAGCTCGTCAATGTCCCCCTGCAGAGCAGCCACCCATATCGATGAGAAGGTCTCTACGTCCATGTCTATTGTAAAAGGTTCTGACTCCGTATCGATAAATACGTCAGTCCATTCTGAGTTATGTTTATTAGCAGCAGCCCCAGTGATGTAGCGCACCAACAGAAATACGTAACCCCCGCTTGCCAAGGGTGCGCGCATCATTTCGATCATGGCGGCTCACTCTGCAATCATCTTGTAGGAGATTGTATTATACGCCACCTGACCATAGTCTTTGTGATATGTGATGACATTCGCCTCTCTACCACTGAGCCAACCGCCCCGGCTACTGTAGGCATCAGCACTTGCGAGTGTCCGGTGTTGCTCTACAACCATTAGGTTTGTCTCTTTTTTATCGATAGAGTGATAATGACCCATATGCGCGTAAGCGTGCTCTGTACGACCAAAGACCTCGCGGTACTTGGCAGCAAATACGGTATCGACGTTTGCGACCTTACGCTTATGTCCGTGATGGAAGAATAGCGCTGTCTTGCCAAACTCGTAGCAGTAATAAGTGTCAGCAGAGTTATCGATAAACACCCTGGGCTCGTTCTCATACAAAGCCATCAAGAGCTCGCGCATCCATATAGCAGAGTAGGGATCGTGGTTGGCGTCACACCACTTGACGTGTACGTGCTTGTGCTTTTCTAACAGCATCTTAATGACCTGCCGGGTAACTCTAATCGTTGCCCTGACAATCTTAAAAGCACGCGAGTCGGCATCAAGGAGATGTTTAGAAGCCGGAGTCAATGGCTCTAGATCAAAATGCTGGAAGTCGCCAAGTTGAGCATAAACAGCTGTGTCAGCATCCGGGCTTATCCTAATCGCCTCTGCAAACCATTTAACCAATGTGTCCTCAGCAATCTTCAAGTCCCAATTATCGTTCTGAGTTTGACCAGAGGCGTTCACTTCGTCGCTGTCGGCCAGCATGCCCATATGGTAGTCAGTTATCACAAAACAGTTGCAAAGCTTCTCAGCGTCAATCTGAGGGGCTTGTACGGGGTTTGCAGGCTCAATCTCCTCGGTCATGCCCTTAACAATCTCTCGCATGACCTCTATCTGCTGTTGCGCATCCTGCTGCGTCTTCACCCACGTCATAATAGGCTTATTCTCAGCATCGTAAAGGATCGACTCGCCCCTGATGATTTGACCTGGGGGCGCCGGGTTTACCTGATCGTGCTTAGGAGAATAACCTTGTAAAGCGCTCTTTTTAACGACAGCTCTCAGCCTATCTTTTATGGCCTGCCGATTTACGTTTAAAATCTCCGCCGCACCTTTTATTGATGAGCCTTCAACCCAACATAGTTGCACGATCTCTCGTTGTTTATCAGTTAGGTCGATTTTGTCGAGTATCTCAAGCGCTTGGCTTGATGTGTAAGCATTCCCGTAACTCATAATTCCCCCCAGAACCTATCACCG